GATGCGGGCGCGTTCCGTGTTGTTGGTGCCAAAAACCAAAGGCCCGTTGCTGACATTGTAAAGTTCTGCCGAGCCGGATCCATCACGGCGATATCGCAAGTTCACACGCGCCGAGCCTGACTCGGCAACGACAAAGCCAAAGGTGTTCGCCGCGCCAATGTTGGCGTTGTTGTTGTTGAGCCGGATGCTATCGCCTTCAACGCCGGTAAGCACATCGAGTCGGAAAGCAGGCGAACTCGTCCCGATGCCGAGGTTGCCGCTGCTGTCGACATACCAGCGATAAGCAGAGGCCGTGTTGTCCCACAACCCCACAGCGTTTGCTCCGGGGACACCAAGCGTGTACTTACCCGTGCCAGTCGTGCCGGAAAGCGTCAGCGCGGCGGTCGTGCCTTCAATCTGCAACTGACGGCTAAAGCCTGCGGTGTTAGACGGGGTGGTTGCGCCGATTCCAACATTGGCAGACGAATTAATCCGCATCGCCTCTACGCCGCCCTCCGTAAACGCAATCGTGTCTGCGGCGGGGAAGAAGATGCCGGTGTTGGTGTCGCCGTTGGCGGTGATCGACGGAGCCGAAACGGTGCCGGCAGCAAACGCAATCGACGCCGACCCGGTGACCGTCAGCGTCCCGCCAACCGCCAGCGTCTTGCCGGTGCCGACGTTGAGCCCCACCGAGGTGCCATTGCCGGCGGCGGCGAACAGTCCGTCCACCAGGTCCAGGTTGGTGTTGATCTTGCCGCCCCAGGTGTCGGACGATGCGCCGACTTCCGGCTTCGTCAGGCCAAGGTTGGTGGTGGTTGTGTCAGCCATTTTTCGTTACCTCAAGCGGCCTGTAGATAGGCCGGGTGTGTCTTCTCTGTCCAAGTCTCCGCCGTGTCTGCCACCGGCGCCCATGTCTCTGCGGTGTCCGCCACCGCGCTCCAGGCGACGACCGTATCGCTCGCCGCGCTCCAGCTCTCTGCCGTGTCCGCCACCGGCGCCCAACTCTCGGCCGTGTCGGGCTCGTCTTCCCACTTCTTCCGCGCGGCGCAAACCAGCGCCGACGACGCAAGCATCTCGCACGACGCAAACTGCACCCGGTTGGCGGTCGCCGTAAGCGTCGCCACCGCGTCGATCTGCGCCCCGCTCTCGTACACGGCAAGCGCCGTGGCCGTGAGCGCCGACTCCGCCAAGAGCGTCGCCTCGCCCCGCTGGACGCGCTCCGCGCTCGCCGTGAGCGTCGCCGCGGCGGAAAGCTCCGCCGCCGCGTTCTGCACCCTGTTCGCGGTCGCCGTAAGCGTTGCCGCCGCATTGAGCGCCGCAGCCCCCTGCTGCACCCGCTCCGCGCTGACCGTCAGCGTCGCCGCCGCGTTCAGCGTCGCCGCGCCCTGCTGCACCAGCACGCCGGCGACGACAAGCGTCGCGGCGGCGGTCAGCGTGGCAGCCCCCTCCTTGGGGTCTATGCCATAGTTACCACGCCCGTATAAGCCGCTGCCGTAGCCGGCCACTTCTTATGCCAGCGTGATGTCAAGATCGCCCGTCGGGACGCGGAACACATCGCCCGAGGCGATGGTCTTGCTTGAGGTCAGGTTGCCGTAGGCGAGCAGGTTTCCGCTCGAGAGCGCGTCGAATACGCCGACCGCCACGATCGTGCCCCACGAGGAGCCTGCGGTCGGATACTCAACCGCCGCCGTGTTGCTCGCGGTGTTGGTCGTGACCGTAAAGGCCACCGTCTGACGCGCGTAGGCCGTGCCGCTACACTCTGTGCCGCCGCCGGTGTCGGTCGGGGCGACGGTGTAGAGCGCGAGATACAGGGTCGTTGGCGCGGTGTAGGCGGTGGCGCCAAAGACATGCAGCAGCACCTTGTTCTCAAGATAATCTGAAAATGCACTCACGGTATTACCCTCGTCGGTTTGACTGTCATGGCCATGCGCCCCTGGCTGAATGCCGCGCGCTCGTTCTGCAGGATCATGTCCTCGATGGCCTGCCCGTAGAGCGGGGTCCAGAGGGCGACGCGCTCGTCGTCGCGAAGGTACGGGGCCGCCTGCAGCAGCGACCCGTATAGGTACACATCAGGGTGCCGCTCCAATATCCAATTCGATGCGTTGGAATCGGAGAGCTTGGCGAGCGTCGCCACATAGGTGAGCTCCGCCGTGTACCCGGTGTCGGGCGGCGGCAGCACCTCGATCTGGTTCCCGACCAGAGCGAAATACAGCGGCTTGCCGGTCGTGCGGTACAGGGTCTTCTTCGAGTCCAGCTCGTCCTCGGTCAAGAACACGAGCTGCTGCACGGGCGCCGTCGAGGTCAGCACCAGAGACTTGGCCGACAGGAAGTCAGACGGCAGCGCCGAGAACGGCGTGTCGATGGTGGCGTTTGCACGCTTGACCATCTTCTGCGTCGGCAGCCGGCGCTCGAGCTGCGCCTCGGCCAACGAGATGAAGTCCGGGATGACCGACGTGAGGTCGTCCCGGTTCAGCCAGTCGGCGATGCTCGCCCTAAGCGCGCTGTATGAGTTGAGGGCCATCCACCTGTTCCTTCATCGCCCATGCGCCTTCGTGTGAATACTCGAAGGTTCCGATATGCCGCTCCTGGTGCGAGAGGTCATGGTCCACGAGTACCTCGTAGCCCGCCTCGCGCGCCTTGCGGCAGAAAAACACGTCCTCGCCGATGTAGTGATTCCCGATGGTGGAGTAGGGGATCGCAAACCACGGCGCCTCCACCTTCTCGAACACCTCGCGCTTCACCATCATCACCCCCATGCCGATGTAATCCACCGGCTGGAGCCCCTCGGAGTCCGGCGCGGTATACACCCGCCCGATCTCGCCGTTGTTGTCCATCATCGCCACCGGCTTGACCGGCATACGGCGCGTCGCATAATTCGCGGCCACGATGGGCTTGTCGCGCAGGATGAGGTGCCCGATGGTCTCCCTCGGGAACCGCATGTCTGAGTCAAGCCAGAGGAGATAGTCCGCCTTCTCCTCCAGAGCCTGCCGCGCAAGCTCCATCCGTTGAGAGGCGATCAGAGTCCCGTGCGAGGTGTAAAGCAGCACACGGTCGTCTGTTGTCGCGGTGTGGAACGACATCGCGCGCGCTAGGTCATAGGCGAACGAGGTCATCACCGTGTCCCTTGCCGGGACCAGAATCGCGACCGAGCGGCTCATACGCGCCCCGGCCGTGTTCTGAAAAATCTGTTGTCGGGGTCGTTGAGCCAGCGCTTCATCGCGCTAGGGTCGTCGATGATCCCGTCCTTCTTCAGCCGGTAGAACAACGGCATCGGAATCGACGCCACCTTGCTCCACTCGCCCCAGCGCGTCCTCTCGTCGGTCGCGGCATACTGGGCCTTGTTCTGTTCCACCAAGTCGCCGACCTCGAAGACCGTCTCGATGGTCGCCTCGTCAGAGTCGGCGTCGTAGTGCCACCACTTCGTGGTGCCTGTCGTCGGGTCAAAGTCGAAAAGCTTTTTGCCCGTCGATTGCATGTTCACCTCAACTCAAAGGGCGCCGGCACAATTACCGGCGCCCCCGAGTTTACATCACCCGATTAGGTCGTGGTGAGGTCAGCCGCGAGGCCGTGCGCGGCCTCGGTGTTGACCTTGAGGCCCCACTCGACCACCAGCATCCGCTTCTCGGCGTCGCCCGTCTTGGCGAGCTGCACCGTGCTGAACGGGCGCAGGAACGAAACGGCCGCGTACTCAGGGTCGAGCACGAAGGCGTCACGCTCACGCTGGAACCGGTTCGGGACCACGTTCACGCTGCCGAAGTCGGAAACGTAGACATCGGCCGCGCCGATGATGGTCGCCTGGCGGTTGCCCGTGACCTCGCGGCGGATCTCCGCGATGCCGGTAAAGCCCGACACGCGCGCCTTGTTCACCGGGCCAACCATCAGCACCTTGGGGGTGCCGCCGGACGCCCAGACCTTCTGAATGACCGACTTGAGGATGGCCTCCGTGAAGGTGCGCAGGTTGGCGGCGGTCGCGTCGGTGCGGGTCGCCGTCGGGGACGAGGTGTACACCGGATCGGCGCCGCCCGTGCCCTTGTCGGTGTTGGTCTTGAGGAAGGCCAACAGCGAGCCCGTCTTGCGCAGCGCCGTGCTCACGCCAGCCGAGCCGGCCGCGGCCGCCTGGTTGGTGAGGATGATGCTCTCCATGTCGCGCTTGATTTCAGCCGAGCGCTTGGCGAGCTGGTAGGCCAACTCCGAGCGACGGCCGGCCTTGTCCACCGACTCGAGGGTGCCCGAGATGAGCAGCGTCTTGTTGCTGATCTGGGTGTAGTTGCCGAGGCGGACGGTCGCGGCGGTCGAGTCGAAGGTCGTGATGTCGTCGCCTTCCACCTGCGCGTTCGTGGTGCTGGCGGCGGCGAGCGAATCGGTCTGCCACTCGAAGTAGGTGTTCTTCACGTTCTCGCGGCCGACGTTCGACATGAACGGCGTCTCTTCCGGCGAGATGTTGTAGATCACATTCGAGAGGGACTCACGGATACCTTTTGCGTTGAAGGTATCAAACGTATTGCTGGTCTGGGACATTAGAAGTTACTCCAAGAATTGTTCAAACACGACAGCCGCGTCGCGCGTGCTGCCACTATTTGCGAGTCTTGAAAAAGCGGCCTTCGATGCGACGACCTTGGACGACTGCGGCGTGGAGGCGGCCCCGGCCCTCATGGGCTTGGCCTTCTGGATGATCTGCGGACGCATCTGATCGCGTTTGCTCATCAGCTGGTCGAACATCATCGCCTTGCGCAGCGCCAGGACGGCCCGGGCGTCGTAGATGTCCGAAATCTCCTCGACCGTAAAGCCGAGTCTTTCGGTGGCATATTCGACGATCTTCGCCTTCTCGGCGCGCGCCTTGTCAGCGTCGCGCCACTCTGGCATGGCCTCCAAGAGCTTGCTGCGTTCGGACTCGAGGGTCTTCTCGGCCTCCGCTCTCTCTTCAGCCTGCTGCTGCTCCACCAGAGCCTGCTTCTGGGTCTGCACCCACGCGGTTTGCTCTTGCCTGGACCGGACCAACTCTCGCTGTCGCACCCACTCGACCGGGTTCTCTGCGTAGAGCCTCTCCCAGTCAATTTCGGGCGGTTGCAGCGACTTGAGCGTGCCCTCCAGGGCTGCCAAGGTCTGCGCATACCGTTGCCGCTCTTCCCGCGCCAGGGCCGACTCTTGCTGTGCCTGTTTCCGGGCCTCGGCGATCGCCTGCGTCTTGCGCGTGTAATCCGCGGTGCGGGAGTAACCCTTCAGCAGCTCATCCAGCGGGACATCGACTTCTTCCCCGTCAACCTTGACGCGGAATGTCTGGCCCGGCTGGGGCGCCTCTTCGGCATCCTCCTCGCCTTCGGTCTGCTCGCCCTCGTCGGCGGACTCGCTTGCCGCTAACTCGGGTTCATCTTCCACCACGCCTTCCGTTTCGGGCTGCTCGTTTTCGCCTTCGTCGGCGGCGAGCATCTGCTCGAAGACATCTTGCGTGGACTGTACGTTTCCCGGGGGTGTACCCGTGCCGGTAGTGCTCATGAGTCCATTGTCACCGTCTACCAGAGATTTTGTCGATGTCTCGGTTGGCGATGGCGCCGTTGTCGATCACCACCCGCAGGTGGCGCTGGATTTCGGCCAGGATGCCGACCGCGAGCCACAGACGCTCGCGCTCCTCTTGGTCGGCGGGCTTGCTCTGCCGCCAGGCTTCCATGTACCGGCGCTCGAGCTCGGCGAATGCCTCGGCCATGATGGGGTTCTCGAGCAGCTCCTTGGCCTGCACCCCCTTGCCGGCGTCGATGTACGGGTTGCGCTCGCTCAAGCCAGAAGCCCGGTCTTGGGGCGGTTCTTCATGGCGCGCTTCAAGAGCTTGCCGCCCTTGTCGGCCTTGTTGAACTCCTTGGCGACCTTCACCGGCACGCCCACCTTCTTGGCAAACTCCTTGGAGTGCGCGGCGGCTGCCATGAGGCGGGCTTGTTTGGCGGACTTGCTAGGCATCAGCGGTTCTCCTTCTGCTTTCGGTATCGGTCCAACAACCGCCGCCCCTTGGCGACGGCGCTGGCCTTGTCTCCACGGTGCCCCCACGCCTCGAGGCTCAGCTTGAGGCGCGTCTTGTCGCCATGCTCATCCACCAGGAGCCCGGGCATCGAGCCCATGCGCGTCAGGAACGAACCCTTGCGGCGCATCTCCTGCGGAGAGTCCGGCGCTCCCTTGACGGGCGCCTTCAGCGTGCCGCCGGTCTGCGCCTTGTACGACGCGCGCCCCTTGGCATTCAATCCGCCGCGCGGGTTCTTCCCGGCGGCGCGTTGCCACGCCGGCGTCTTCACCCGCGCTTCTTCGCCGTCTTCTTCGAGGCCTTGAAGGCCGCGGCGGTCGGCGCGCCCTTGGCGCCAGGCTTGCGCATCTTCTCGCCGCTGCCGGCGGCGATCCGCGCGCGCTTGGCGTTGATGTTTGAATAGAGACCCTGCTTCATTTCATCACCTCATTCCATATCCAAAGCTGTCCGTAAACATATCACGACCCGGCCGCGAGAACGGAGACGCAAACGGCGATGGCGCGTAGGGCTGCATCTGCGGCGGCTCGTAGAACATCGGCGCCGACTGCACCGGCGTGTCCTGCATCTGCACCGGCATGATGGAATCAACCTCACCCATGTACGGCTGCGGCGTGACCGGCCCCATCTCGATGCGCTGCCCGCCGCCGCCCGGCTGGAAAGCGCCGCCGCCAATCGGCATCGGCTGAATCCGCGCGAGGTCATCTCTGGCCGTTATCGGCTGCGGCTGAGGCGGCTGCTCCGGCTGGAATAAGTCCTCGAACATCTGCCGCCGTCGGCGCATCCGGCCGCCCATCCCTCCGCCACGGCGACCACCACCGCCGAAGCCGAATCCGCCGCCGTAGCCGCCGCCAAAAAAGGAGGTCGCCGCGAACGGGTCGAAGGCAGGACCGCCATAGTACTGCTGCGAGAAGTAGCGGGAGAATGCGTCGTTGATGGTCGGCTCGTAGGCCGGCGCGCGCATCCCGCCGCCGTAGCCGCCAAAGCCGCCTCCGCCGCCCATGTCATAGCCGCCGAATTGCGTGCCATAGCCGCCGCCGAACGGGTTGTATCCGCCCATTCCGCCGCCATAGCCGCCGCCGCCAAACGGGTCGTAGCCGCCGCTGTAGCCGCC